GCGCTCCATATCTCGCCGCAGTTTGACAACATTTTCGGGGGTTTCGCGGTGACCCGTGGAAACCCTCCGAAGCCGCTCGAGGTTCGCCGGAAACAGGGGAACCCTGGCAAGCGTGCTTTCCCTCACCTGGTGGAGATCGCCGCGGCCCCGCAGCGGACCCCGCGGGCACCGTCGACGCTGAAGCAGTCCGGGAAGCGAACCTGGAAGCAGCTATGGACGGCTGGCCGAATCTGGTTGGGGCCGTCCGACGAGCCGGCGGTGCGCCTCGCGTGCGAACAGGCCGACGAGATCACGGCGTTACGTCGCATGGCCGGCCGGGTCGATGACCCGGTGAAACGCCTCAGGTTCTTACGGGTTCTCCAGGAGAGCGAGAAGCTCCTGATGCAGTCCCTGTCGTCGCTCGGGTTCACACCGACGGCGCGGGCACGCCTCGGCCTGGTTGTCGCCCAGGCTGCCGAGACCGAGTCGCGCCTCGACCGGTTCTCGAAGCGTGGCAACTAAGGCGGCGGTCAGCCTCGGCGGCCAGGTAGCAGAGTTCACCGAGGAGTTCGTTCGCCACACCCGGGGCGAGTTCGCCGGCCAGCTCGTCGAGCTGCGGCCGTTCCAACGGGCGATCCTCGACGGCCTGTTCGAGCTGAACGACGACGGCCTGTGGAAGCACCGCCAGGCAATGGTCATCCTGCCCAGGAAGGCCGGCAAGTCCCTGCTGCTGTCCGGTGTGGCGACCTGGGCGCTGTTCACGAACGTCGAGCCAGGCACCGAGGTTTACTGCGTTGCCGCGGCGAAGGACCAGGCCCGCATCGTGTTCCAGAACATCAAGGACACCGTAGAAGCCGATCCCGATCTGAGCGCGGCGGCCGAGGTTTACAAGGATGCGATCTCGGTGCCGTCGACCGGCGCGGTGTGCCGCGTCCTGTCGTCCGACGGTTCGCTGGCGCACGGACTCAGCCCTGTCGTGTCCGTCGTAGACGAGACGTGGTGCCATCCGACGTCGGACTTGTACGAAGCGTTGCTGTCCGGTTCGGGTGCCCGCCGCCAGTCCCTCCTGGTTCACATCACGACGGCTGGTGCCGGCGAGAAGAACCCGCTGGGCCGCCTGGTCGAGTACGACCGCCGCGTGAAGGCCGGCGAGGTCGATGACCCGACGTGGTGGTCGTGGTGGAATCCGCCACCACCGGACGCCGACTACGCCGACCCGGCAACCTGGCACGCCCACCCCGCGTACGGCGACTGGATCACCGAGGAATACCTGACCAGTCAGCTGCGGCAGCTGCCGGCCCCGGAGTTTCGCCGCCTGCACCTCGCGGCATGGATCTCCGAGCGTGATATCTGGTTGGAGCCTCACCAGCTGGACCTGATCGGCCGGTGCGAACCGCTGACCGCGGACGATCATCCGATTATCGCCGTCGACGGCTCCTGGTCCAGCGATGCGTCGGCGATCGTCGCAGCGACCGCTGATGGCCGCGTGGAGCTTCTGCATCTCCAGGAGAAGCCGTTTGACGGCCCGGAGAACTACCGGATCAACATCGGCGAGCTGCTCGACGCGGTCATGGAACACGCGAACCGGCTGATGGTTCGCGCAGTCATGTATGACCGCTACCTGATCGGCCCGGCCCTCCTGGGCCTCGGCGACGAGTACGGCCTGCCGGTAGTCGAGTTCCCGCAGAATGCGAGGCGCATGGTGCCGGCTACGAAACGGTTCGCTGATGCGATCCTCGAGGGCGACCTGTCGATCGTCGACAACGACCTCGCTCCGCAGCTGCTCCGCCACATCGAAAACTGCCGGCTGAAAACCGACCGGCTCGGTTCCCGCATCGTGAAAGACCACACCGGTTCCAGCAAGAAGATCGACGCGGCCGTGTGCAGCGTGATGGCCTTCGACGCTGCGAACGACATACCAGTCCCTGAACCCGCTCCCACACCGAGGATCTACTGACATGGCCCTATTCCGCCGACGCCTCCAGACGCGCGACCCGGACCAGTTCCCGCCCTGGTCGCCGCCTATCTGGAATCAGAACCTGACGGGTGTCGCCGTCACCGACGACACCACCCTGGGGATCGTCACCGTGTGGCGCTGCGTGGACCTGATCGCCTCGACGATCGGTTCGTTGTCGGTTCACGCGTTCCGCGACGGGGAACGGATCGAAACGCCGGCGATCCTGATGCGCCCCAACCCGACCGAGCAGAGGATCGACACGTACTCGGCACTCATCACGTCGGCGCTGCTGCGCGGCAACGGGTACGCCCTCCTGGGGGACTTCGACCGGTTCGAGCATCCCCGCCAGATGGTGGTGATGAACCCGGACGCGGTGAACGTCGACGTGTCGCCGGCCACCGGGACGATCACGTACCGCATCGGCGATGCGAGCTACACCCAGAGCGAGATGTTGCACATGCGCGGCTTCATGCGCCCAGGGCACGTCGTCGGCCAGGGCGTCCTCGACTCCCAGAAGCACGGCCTCGGCCTCGCCATTGCCGAACATGAGTGGACCGAACGCATCTTCTCCGAAGGGTCGATCCCATCGGGCGTCATCACGACGGACGTCGAGCTGTCGCCGGAGGCCGCCACCGAACTCAAGAAGGCCTGGGTGCAGTCCCACGGGGGCCGCGACCGGACACCGGCGGTGCTGTCCGGCGGCCTGTCCTACAAGCCCATACAGCTGAGCAACTCAGACCTCGAGCTCCTCGAGGCCCGCAAGTGGAGCGCCACCCAGATCGCAGCCATGTTCGGCGTCCCGGCGCACCTGGCCGGCGCACCCTCGAGCGACAGCCTCACCTATTCGACTGTGGCGGAGGATTCGCGGGCGTTCGTCCGGTTCGGCCTGCGCTCCTGGGTGCATCGCCTGGAGGCGGCCCTGTCGTCGGCGCTGCCCCGCGGCCAGTCCGCGTCGTTCTCGACTGCTGAGTTCCTGCAACCAGATATCAAGACCCGGTACGAGGCGGCCCAGATCGCCATCGCTGCCGGCTTCAAAACGATCGACGAGGTCCGAGCTGAGGAGGGCCTGCCAGCATGAGTACCAACATCATCGAACGATCCCTGGTCGGCGAATCCCTCGAGGTCCGCGAATCAGCGGAGGGTCGTCGCGTGTGCGGCATCGCTGCACCATTCAACAAACGATTCGATACGGGCGACTACGTGGAGGAGTTCGCCCGCGGGGCCTTCGCCAAGTCGATCGCCGACCGCGGCGACAAAATCCCACTCCTCGAGGGGCACCGCCAGGACGCGATGCCGCTCGGGCGCGCCATCCACCTCGAGGAACGAACCGACGGCCTCTACGCCGAGTTCCTGATCAGCCGTACCGGCCGAGGCGAGGAAGCGTTGCAGCTCGCCCGTGATTCCGTCATGCACAGCTTCTCGGTTGGCTTCGTCCCGGTTCGAGACACGCGCCACAAGACATCAGACGGCCGCCCCCTGGTGATCCGAGACGAAGTCAAGCTGCACCACGTCGGCCTCATAAGCGAGGTGCCCGCCTACGACGATGCCCGCGTGCTGGCTGTCCGCCAGGAGTACGACCCGGACGACGCACAGATCGCTCCACGCCTGTCGGTGTGGCGCGGCCGCCTCTACGGCCTCGACGGCGGTGTGCTGACCCGCGGGGCGTTACGCGCCCACGACACCGAGGTTCGACGCGGCACCTGGGATGGGGGCGCAAACGTGCGCCGTGCCGACTCGCCGTCCGATGAGGCGTACTACTCGAGGATCTTCGCCTGGCTGGACCCGGACGCCGACCCGACCGTGAAGTCGTCCTACGGGTTCCCCCACCACGAAGTGTCCGGTGACGGCACCCCTGGTGCGGCAATCCTCGATGCGCTCGCCGCCGGCGTTGCCGCCCTCAACGGTGCCAGGGGCGGCACCGACATCGACGACGCTGGCCGCCGTGGCATCTGGCGGCACCTCGCCCACCACTACGCGGAGCTGGACATGGAAGCCCCGCCGCTGCGTTAGTCCCCCAACCTGTCGCACCCATGTGCGACAATGAAGCCCTGCGCCGAGCTGCGCGCCGCCGGTCGTGCCGGCACCCGAGGCTCACCCAGGGAGCCCACACCCGCACGAACCAGGAGATCCGCATGGACCTGCTCGACAAGCTCGTCGAGAAGCGCGCCGACACCGGAGACGCAATGACTGCGATCTGCGATGCCGCCGCCGCCGAAGAACGAGACCTAACCGATACCGAGGATGAGAACCTGAAGGCGCTCCGTGAGGACGCCGACCGGCTCGACATCCGCTGCGCCGAGCTGCGCGAAATCCAGCTCGGCAACGCCGCCGCCGCGCAGCTGCGCGCCGAGGTGACATCCACCCCGGCCGAAGCCGAAAAGGCCACCCAGGTCCGCGTCGGCGACGAGCCGCTGACGTACACCGAAAGGTCGCGGACGTCATTCTTCCGCGACCTGTACGCGTCGCAGATCCACCACGACGTGTCCGCCCAGGGGCGCATCGCGCGCCACTCGTCCGAGATGGACGTCGAGTACCGCGACGCATCGACCGCCAGCTTTGCCGGCCTGGTCGTCCCGCAGTACCTGACGCAGCTCGCTGCCGAGCTGGCACGCGCAGGGCGGCCGTTCGCCAACCTGTGCACGCAGCTGCCACTCCCATCGGACGGGATGACCATCAACATCTCGCGCGTCACGACAGGGGCCTCAGCCGCTATCCAGGCAACCGAGAACAGCGCCGTCAGCGAGACCGATCTGGACGACACGCTGTTGACGGTGGACATCCGCACGATTGCCGGTCAGCAGGACGTCAGCCGTCAGGCCCTGGACCGGGGCACAGGCGTCGACGCGATCATCATGGCGGACCTGTCGGGTGCCATCGCAACGGCACTCGACTCGGGTTGCATCTACGGTGACGGAACGTCGGGTGCGCTGCTCGGCCTGAACAACATCACCGGCAAGAACGACGTGACGTTCACATCAGGCTCGCCGACGGTGGCGCTGCTGTACCCGAAGGTCCTGGACGCGATCCAGCAGATCAATTCGAATCGGTACGCCGGCCCGAACCTGATCATCATGCACCCGAGACGAGCCGCCTGGATGCAGGCAGCCGTCGACGGAAACGACAGGCCCCTGGTGGTTCCTGTGGCGAACGTGCCGCAGAACGTGATGGGTGTCGGCCCGACAGCCGGCTACGGCCTGAACGGCCTCCAGGTCGCCGGGCTTCCCGTCGTCGTGGACGCGAACATCAGCACAACCGGAGGCGCATCGAACACCGAGGACTCGATCTTCGTCGTGCGCCGCGAGGACATGCTGCTGTTCGAGTCGTCCGGCGCACCGAGCATGGTCCGCATGGACCAGACCCTCGGCGGCCAGCTCACCGTGAAGATCGTCGCATTCCAGTACGCGGCAGCGGTGTTCGGGCGCTACCCGGCTTCCATCAGCAAGGTGTCAGGCACCGGCCTGATCGCGCCGAGCTTCTAGGCCCTCCCAGGCTCCCCTCCCGGCCCCCCCGGTAGGGAGCACCCCCACGGCGATCCCCACGGCAGGCCGGCCACCGCTGGCCTGCCGTGGGGTGACCCACCGAACGGAGAACCATGGCAGACCAGTCGAGTTTCGACCACCTGGCGGCGAAGCAGGCCGCGTCACGCATCGCGAAGCCGGAACCGGCACCGGTTGCGAAACCGGCGGCGGCGAAGGCCCCGGCGAAGAAGCCCGCCGCGAAGAGCTAGCCGATGGGTTCCTACGTCGCCCTGTCGGAGCTGAAGTCGGCGCTGGGGATCACCGTGTCGACCGACGATGCGTTCCTGAACCTCGCCATCGACTCGGCGGAGCAGTCGATCGACGACCTGTGCGGCCGGAAGTTCACCGCCGACGGGTCAGCGTCGGCCCGCACGTACCGCGCACAGCCGTACATCTGCGTCACCGATGACATCTCGACGCTGACGGGCCTCGTCGTCAAAACGGACACGTCCGGCGACGGCACGTACGACACCACCTGGGCGTCGACCGACATCCAGACCGAACCGCTCAACAACCTGACGAAAGGGCGCGGCGTCAACAACATCCGCGCCATCGGGTCGCAGACGTTCCCGGTGTACGGCGACGGCCTCGCCTCAGTCGAGGTAACCGCCGACTGGGGTTGGCCCGCTGTCCCCGACTCGGTCAAACAGGCAACGCTGATGCTCGCCAGCCGTCTGTATGGCCGCAAGGCTTCGCCAATGGGCGTCATCGGTGTGGGCGACTTCGGCCCGGTACGCATCTCGAGGTCCGACCCGGACATCGCGCACCTGCTGATGGATTACCGACGTGCCGGCGTCGCATAATGGCAGACATCGCGGCGATCCGCGCCGGCATCAAGACACGCCTGGCAACGTCGTCGACGTTTATTCAGATCGCGGCGACAATGCCGGACACGGTGAGCCCGCCGTGCGCGGTCATCGACCTGCAATCCGTGAGCTACGACCAGGCGTTCGGTAACGGCCTCGAGCTGCTCACGTTCACGATCACGGTGATCGCGCAACGCTTCGACCCGGCCGCCAACCAGGCCCTCCTGGACGGCCTCGTCTCGGGTTCCGGGGCGGTGCGGGCACTCATCGCCGGCGACCTGACCCTGGACTCGAGCTGCTCGACGTGCCAGGTCACGCAGATGGGCGAATACGGCCTGATATCCGCGAACGAAACCGACTACCTGGGAGCCAACTTCACCCTGGAGGTGTACGCCTAATGGCGAAAAAGCAGAATCACGAATACACGGTCGTGGGAAACCACGCCGTCCACGGTCACGAACCAGGCTCGACGTTCTCATCGGACATGTCCGACGAGGACGCTCAGCGTCTAATCGACGGCGGTCACCTGACCGGCGGCAAGCGCCCACAGGAGGGCTAATCAAATGGCAGAACTCATCGGCGGCGCAACCGCCACACTCACTATCGGCGGGGTCGACCTGTCCGACAAGATGACAGCGGCCTCGCTGGACATCGAATACGACTCCGTTACCACGACGGCTTTTGGCGACTCGGTGGAGACGCTGATCGGCGGGATCGGCCGGGGAACGCTCAACATCACGTTCAACCAGGATTTCGCCGCCAGCGAGGTCGACGCGACGCTGAACGGCCTCGTCGGCACCCTCACCGCGTTCGTGTTCAAGCCGACCAGCGCGTCGGTGAGCGCCACGAACCCGAGCTACGCCGCCAGCGCCCTCGTCACGTCGTACACGCCCATCAACGCCGAGGTCGGCAGCCTTTCCACCCTGTCGGTGTCGTGGCCGGTATCCGGGGCGATCACCCGCGCCACCAGCTAG